TAAATGATCGTGGATTTAAAACTTTCTGTTTCAATCCACTCAGCAGTTTTAGACCAGAATTGCTGGACATAGACATCATAGATGTCTACCAAGACGTCAAATGGTACTTTCCCAAAATGCGACCGGGTCAACTGCTGTGTACTCCATTGCATGCAGGCAAAAAACCCCTGTGTGCATACTTTGTCAAAGAAGTCAGCCGCCAGAGTGAACTGGTGGATTATACCAAATGCTGGTGACATGGCCCTGATATACGAAAGTCCTGACGGCGGTAACACCATCTATCAGCGTGAATCGGGATCTGGTAAGCGCGAGTTGATCAGGGATGCCCGTACATCAGATGGCCGTCCATTGCACGAACACATGATGGAGAATCAACTCTGGCACGACATCAGGCGGTCTGCACGAACAGATCCTGCTTTACACGCAGCACTAGAACGTGTTAAAATATTGTATTACTTGAGCATGGAAAATGGCAACAAAACCTAAACCCAAGAAGCCGCCAGTACTTGACATCAAGCGGGAACTGGCCGCAGTTGACAACAAAGACTACGATTTTTATAGTAACTTGACTGATGAAGAACGCAAGGCGTTCAGTCCCTATGTGCTCATGCGGTATACTGCCAGTGTGCAGGGCGACAGGGACATACAAGAATGGTTCCTGGAAACCACCAACGAATATGTCAACAAGAATCATTGGGTACTGAGTAAGGATCACAAAGCGTTGCTGTGGAAATTATATGCAGCCACTGGTGCCGGTGTGCCGGCGTACCATCCCTACTTAGCGGCCAGCAAGAAGGAAAAGGCCGTCAAGATTGAGAAATTGGTGGCTGAATTAAACCCCACCATGAAGATGGCTGAAGTCAAGATGCTGGCCCAAATGTTGACCAAGGAAGACATCAAGGAGTTGTTCGACAGCATGGGGTTCGATAAAAAACAGCGCAAGGAATATGAGTAACAGCCTGCTCATGCCACAGCCACATCAGTGTGATCACTGTGGTAAGAAATTCAGCCAGCCCAAAACCCTGGTGAGTCATCTGTGTGAAAAGAAGCGGCGTGCGTTCCAGGAAAAAGAAAAGCGAGTGCAGGCTGGGTTCTCGGCCTTCATTAGATTCTGGCAACTGACCAACAATTCCAAGAAAAAAATTTTGTACAAGGACTTTTGTGACAGCCCCTATTACAATGCGTTTGTAAAATTCGGCAGTTTTGTCAACAACGTCAATCCCATCTATCCCGACAGGTTTGTTGACTATGTGATCCGGAGTGGCGTCAAATTGGACCACTGGTGCAGAGATGAACTGTACGAACGGTATCTGTTTGAGATGATCAAGATAGAGCCCATTGAGTCGGCTGTACAGCGTACCCTGCAGACCATGATGGAGTGGGGCGATGAACACCAGGCAGAGTTTGCACACTACTTTAATTACGTCAGTCTGAACAAGGCAGTGCATGACATTCTAAATGGACGCATAAGTCCCTGGGTGGTTCTAAATAGTGCAGCAGGACAATCCATGGTGAGAAAGATGAGCGACGATCAATTGAACATGATTACCCCAGCATTTGATGTTCCCTTCTGGATGAAGAAATTCCGAGAGACCCCGGCTGACGTGGCCCTGGTCAAGGAGATTTGCCAGGAGGTGGGAATAAAATGAGCACAGAAAATATAAAAGAATTTTGTAGCAGTCACGGAATCCAAGTACTTGACACCCACAAAAGAGCCAGCCGGTATCACAAAGTCAATGTAAATTATTTTAAAGATCCCATGGACTTCAATCGAGTGTACGAAGATATAGTAATTGACAGCGAACCGCTGTATACTGTGGAAATTGCAGAAAGTGAATTGGAACGTATTGCAGATTTTGAATCAGAAGTTTTTAATAATATGAAAAAAACTGGGCACTACAACATGTTCCATGTCTTATTACAACAAAAAGAACACGAAAAGCATTTGAAAGAAAAATATCCGGCTGTGCAAAGGGCATATGAACAATATAGCCTGATGTTGAAGTTGGCTGAAAGTGGTGAACTATGAAAAAAATAATTGTTAATGGATCATTTGATATATTACATCTGGGACATTTGAGGTTATTGGAATACGCCCGTTGCCACCCTGACTCCTATGTTTATGTTCTCATTGATAGTGATCGAAGGATTGCAGCACTCAAAGGTAAACACAGACCAGTCAATAACGAATTTGAAAGATCAAGTTTTTTGTTTGCGCTCAAGGCGGTGGATCGTGTGGACATATTTGACTCTGATGCAGAATTAGACACACTGATTAAAAACTTTCAACCGGACCTGATGATCAAGGGCAGCGACTATCGGGGGCGCCCCATCATTGGTGCAGAGCATTGCAAACAAGTCATGTTCTACGATCGTCTGGACATGTACTCAACAACCAAGAAAGTTCAAGACATCTATAACGCAGTATTGGCAACCAAATGAAAATTTTAATCACAGGATACAAAGGCTTCATAGGCCAGAACATGGTAAAAGCATTGCGCAACGACCACCAATTGACCTACTACGAGTGGGGAGACGACATCCCTGAGTTTGAAGGACTGGACTGGGTCATACACCTGGGTGCCATCAGTAGTACCACTGAAACAGATGTTGAAAAGGTCATGCGACAGAATCATGACTTCAGTTGCATATTGTTGGTGGCCTGCCAGGCCAACCATGTGAATTTGCAGTATGCCAGTTCAGCCAGTGTGTACGGATTGGGTAAAAATTTTAGTGAGCAGGCACCGCACAGCCCACAGAGCCCCTATGCCTGGAGCAAGTATTTGTTTGATCGCCATGTGCTGTCCAACAAGTTTAACGGAATCCGAGTGCAGGGGTTCCGGTATTTTAATGTACACGGTCCTCATGAAGAACACAAAGGTGATCAAGCCAGCCCTTATTTTAAATTTGAAAAGCAGGCTCGCGAGACTGGTGTGATAAAATTATTTGAAAACTCGGATCAATACCTCCGAGATTTTGTGCATGTGGATGATGTAATTGATGTGCATAAAAAGTTTTTTAATGTCCAAGAAACTGGAATCTGGAATGTGGGCACTGGCAAGCCCAGATCATTTGAAGCAGTGGCTCGCTCGATTGCCGTGCATTATGATGCTAAAATAGAATATATACCCATGCCAGATAACATCAAGAAACAATATCAGCAGTACACCTGCGCGGATCTTACCAAACTAACACAGACACTCAATGGACATTGACATCGACTTTGGCGATCGCAACAGCATACTTGAGTTGATCAAGCATGTGCCTGCCACAATTGATGATGGACGGACTGTGAAAAAACATAATACTGGAGTTTACTGTCAGGATATTCCGTGCAATCCACTGACTGGTGCAGCCAGCATGGATTACCGTACGGCTGAAGCCCGCGGATATTTCAAGATAGACTTTCTCAATGCCAGTGTGTATACCGATGTCAGGGACGAGGATCACATTAACGATCTGCTGGCTGCTGAACCACTCTGGGAATTATTAGAGCAACGTGAGTTTTGCGACATGATATTCCATCTCAACGGTCACCATGGGTTGGTTGCGGAACTAAAACCCAGCAACATTGATCAACTGGCCATGTTCATAGCATTACTACGGCCGGGCAAACGACATCTGATATCAACGTGTGAGCAACAGGGGTGGACAGCAATTGAAGATGAAATCTGGACCAAGACCACTGACTACTATTTCAAACGTGCACATGCCTATGGCTATGCACATGCCATTGTCATGCAAATGAATTTAATCTGTGAGCGGATTATTCCTGGATGCGCTTAGGCACTCGGACCAGTTGAATGGATTTACGTTTGACCCGCTTCTCGGCAATCTCACTGAGATTTACCGTGGGGCCGAATACTATTTCTATGTCTTTGCTGCTGAATGTTTTGATGGTGTACTTGAACAACTGCATTTCTTTTTTAAGAAATATGTTGATGGGGATTTTTCGGTTGCTTTCCCACCACCATACTTCTCCCATCTCCAAAAAAATGCGGCGCTCATCGCCGGACCGTAGTGTGGCAATGTCGTAGATGCTGGTGATATATGCGTCGTTATTGATGATCAACCCCACGTACTCAATGTCATTTGACTTGACGCAGGATATAAAGGGATAATTCTCTTGGAAGGTGGCGGACGTCGACATTGTTATCAATAAATACTCATATGCAAAATTTACCAATCTATTTATATGATAACAATCTGGATGTAATATTAGATTTGGACCCCACCGTACGAGGAGTTAATCAAGTCATGTATCAGCACGATCTCAAGATTCAAAAGGGAATCAAGAACAAGGTACGCATTCAGTTTAAGAATAGCGATCAAAAGCGGGTGTCCATCAGCACCACGCAGACATTTGTATTCTCCATGTTTGATGCATTCAGTCAACGACTGGTGTTGGAGAAGCAACTGGAGGTCATCCAGACCAACACCAGCACACGCGGCCTGGCCCTGCTGACCTTGACAGAAAGCGACACCATGGATCTCACCAAGTCCAGTTATCAGTTCAGCGTCAAGTATCAAGACCCTGACGATGGTACATATTTGCCCACTTACGCCAACACCTATTATGGAGTTGCTGGCACCGTGCACTTGGCGGAGGACATCAATCCTGTACTTCAGCCCAGTCAAGAGTCTGTGAGTTTCAACAAGACATATAATTCAGCCACTCAATTGTATGAGCACAAGGGCGGCAACATGTACGCCTATCCCGAATACAATAGTAATTCTGCTTTGCACACCATGGCCATGTACATGACTGGATTCCGTGGCACTGTGTATGTACAGGGCACCTTGTACAACAGCCCACAGAGTTTCAATCGGTATGTGACCATCAGCACACGGACATATGATGGATTCACTGGTATCGATTATGTAAACTTCAACGGTGTATTTTCCTATGTTCGAATCATGTATGTGCCATCAACTGCACCTGCTGAATCTGGTAACGACAATCCCACCTACTACGGCTCATTTGACAAAGCTCTCTACAGGTGCTAAAATAATGTATGAACGACATACAGGCTGCCCTGTTCTCACTTCTGCCGTCCAATCGAAAATCCACTCCCAGCGGATGGGATAGTTTCAATTCGGTTTGTTGTCCCCACAACGGAGAAAAGCGCGATGACAGGAAGCGTGGTGGAGTTCGAACCAGTCCAGATGGTGGCTGGGCCTACCACTGTTTTAATTGTCAATTTAAAGCAGGCTGGTCTCCGGGTAAGTTGCTGAGTAAGAATACTAAAAATTTGTTCAAATGGCTGGGCGCCAGTGACATGGACATAGGCAAGTTGAACCTGTTGGCGCTCAAGATTAAAGACGATCAACCTGTATCGAAGAAAGCATTACAACTGGCCCTGGAGGAACGTCCGCTGCCTGCGGACTGCCTGCCCATGGACACCTGGATAGCCCAGGGCACCCAAGAAGCAGACCTGCTGGATGCCATCTCCTACTTGGTGAATGAGCGCAAGATGGGTTGGGATTGGTACAACTGGCACTGGAGTTCTGCCTGTGGCTATCGTGACAGGGTCATCATTCCCTTCTATCATCAGGGCAAGATTGTGGGCTACACTGGTCGCAAGATCAAACCAGGCAAGCCCAAGTATCTGACAGATGCACAGCCGGGTTATGTTTTTAACCTGGACCGACAGACAAACGAGCGCAAATTTGTTATAGTAGTTGAAGGACAGTTTGATGCCATCGCAGTGGATGGGGTGGCCATCATGCACAATGAGCCCGGTGAAATTCAATGCGCCAGAATAAATTCCCTGGGTCGGGAGGTCATAGTGGTTCCTGATCGTGATCGAGCAGGTGCCAAGATGATTAAAGTGGCCATTGATCAGGGCTGGAGTGTGAGCTTGCCACCCTGGGAATCAAATGTCAAAGATGCGGCGGATGCTGTGAAACGATACGGCAGGTTATACACGTTGAGTACAATATTACACTACAAAGTCAGTGGAGAGATAAATCTACATCTACTGAAGAGGAAACTGGAAAATGCAGAAGAATAAAGCCGCGGCCAAACCCAACTATGACCATGCCATGCAGAAGTTATATTTGGAGATGTTCCTGTCAGATGCTGAAACATTTGTCAGGTGTCAAAATATTTTTGACCATGAGAACTTTGATCAACGTCTGCAGGCGGCTGCAGAGTTTATCAACCAGTATGTGGATGAATACAAGGTCATGCCCGAGGTCAGCATCGTTAACGCAGCCACACGCAGCACATTCGATGCCATTACCCTGCCACGCGAAAACTACGAATGGCTCATGGATGAGTTTGAGAACTTCAGCAGGCACAAGGGCTTGGAGCGGGCCATCATCAAGAGCAGTGACCTGCTGGAGGCTGGCGACTATGGTCCTGTGGAGAAACTGATCAAGGATGCCATTCAGATCAGTCTGAACAAGGACATGGGTACTGACTACTTTGAAGATCCGCGCAGTCGACTGAGCAAGTTGAAAGACGGCAACGGGCAGATCAGCACTGGCTGGCCCAGCATTGATCGCAAGTTGTATGGCGGATTTAACCGCGGCGAGTTGAACATCTTCTGTGCAGGATCAGGTGGCGGCAAGAGTCTGTTCCTGGCCAACATGGGAGTCAACTGGGCGCAACTGGGTTTGAATGTGTTGTACCTGACATTCGAATTGAGCGAGGGTCTGGTGGCCATGCGCTTGGACAGCATGACCACAGGCATCAGCACTCGCGAGATCTTCAAGAACATTGATGATGTGGAACTCAAGGTAAAAATGCTGGGCAAAAAGGCGGGCAGCATACAGATCAAGTACATGCCAAGTGGCAAGAATTGTAACGATATTCGAGCATATCTTAAAGAATATCAGGTGAAAAAAGGCGTAAAACCCGATGTTTTGCTCATAGATTACCTGGATTTGATGATGCCACTATCAGTAAAGGTATCGCCTAGTGATCTGTTCGTCAAGGACAAATACGTGAGCGAGGAGATCAGAAACTTGGCCATGGAGACACAATGTGTCACTGTCACTGCCAGTCAGTTGAATCGTAGTGCAGTGGAGGAGATTGAGTTCGATCACAGTCACATTTCAGGTGGCTTGAGCAAGATCATGACAGCAGACAATGTCATTGGCATCTTTACCAGCAGAGCCATGAAAGAACGTGGTCGTTATCAGATTCAGTTCATGAAGACACGCTCAAGTAGTGGTGTGGGACAGAAGGTGGACCTGGAGTTCAACCTGGACACTCTGCGCATTACAGACTTGAACGAAGACGAAGACAGCAGCAGTTTCAGTCAGCAACGAGCACAGCAGAGCACTGGCGGTGGCAATAGTGCGTATCAGGGACTCCGGCGTACCAGCGTGGTCAGCACCACATCGGTGGATGATGCCACTGGCGAGATCATTGATCCCACTGTGGGTATCAGTGCCAACAAGTTCAAGAACACCACATCCAGCCGGCCGGCCAGCATACGCGGCATGCTGACCATGCCTGATGTGAACCCCGAGCGAGATTAGAACCAGTTGGCTATTTGCAGTTGGGCGCTGTCTTCCAGTACAGCCAGCCACTGAACAGTGCCCTCACCCTGGAACACAGATGTCACGGTGGCAGGGCTGAGTTCCCAGGTGTATCTCTCTTGTGACCCGGGGGCCAATTGTTCATCCAGACGACCGTCGTCCCAGATCCAGAAGCCTGAACATGCTCTGAAATGTTCAGGGCCTTCACCGCGGCTGAGTGCAGAGATCACAGACACGTCACTGGTGACTCCTATTTCCTCGTTGATTTGCACAGTGCTTAGGCTGGCCCAGTCCAGGCTGTGCACCACATGTATTTTGCTTGGTCCGGCACTGCCACCAGCCCAGATGGGATCAGCACCTGCATAATCAATGCCCAATTTACTAGCCACTGCTTGTAGTGTGAGATTTTCCAGGGGGCTGTTGATCTGTATGCCAATGGCCCGGTCGGGACTGTGGCTGAGCACCAGGATCACAGCCTTGTTGAGTTCATCGGCTGGGTTAACAGGGTTGGCGGCCAGCAGTTGCCCCTGGCAGGATATTCGTTTGTTCATGTAAAATATTTATACACGATTCGAATTCGTACTCACCAAAGTGTCAACGCGGTGTGCGGCCTATGGTCTGTGGTGTCGTAGGTGCAACTGGTGCAGTGGGCGTTGGTGGAGTTTGCGCAACAGGTGCGGGTGGTGTGGGTTGAGCAACCGGTTTAGGCTGTTGTGGTGCCGGTGCACGTTTACGTGCAGATAACTGTGGGAATTTTTTCACTAGGTCAGTGACGATTTTTTTGGGAGGCTTTTGTTTTATTAATTCGTGCATGATTTCTGTTGCAATGGTATTAATCATCACATCATCTTTGATGCCGTGTTCTGTACAGAGTTTGTTGGCCAGGGCAATCGACGCTGTTTGTAATTCTTCTGGAGTATTGCCAGCCAGTTCTTTTTCAGCATCGATGCTAAATCTTCCAGCACGGATAGTTGCACCAGGGGCCAGAATCACCTGTGGCATCATTTCTGTTTCTGGTGCAAAAATATAAGTGGTGTCAACTCTGATATTTCCCACCATGGATTCAAAATCTTCAAAGTATTGCACTTGCTCTGTGGGAATGTCCATGAGCAACATGCCCGCAAATCCCGAATACTTTTTATAGTTGTTGTAACCAACTTTAGCAACGGCCACCTTGATGGCATTTTCATCGCCGCTGATCAAGGCCTTCTGATATTCATCATTGTCCACATGAGTGAAAGTACTGTCGGCAATGTCCTTGGCAGTTTTTGCCAGGAGGCCCCGGTCTTTGATCTGTGGGCGGATGGTTCGAACCCAGGCATCTAATCCAATGCGATCGCTTATTTGATCACTACCTCCGGATTTTGTCAATGCATGCTGAATTGCTCGAGCAATTGATGACAGGTCCAGTGCAGCTTTACGTGGATTGATCCAACGACCACCTTTGGTCGCACGAGTCTTGACTTCCACGGCTTGCTTGTTGACAATGATGTCACCGCCACCCTTGACACGGCCGCTCCAGGCAATGTTAGGACTGAGTACCGCCAGGGCCACTTCTCCGGGACCAACACCCTGGCTGGTCAGTTCTACTGACAATTGTTTGAACAATGCTAGTCCAAATCCGGAGCCCACGATGTCCGTGAAAGTACGCAGATCACCGTCCAATAATGCATCGGTATCAATTGCATTGCCCAGACGAATTTTTTCTAAGAATTCATCTTTTTCTTCAATGGGTGCATCAATTTCAATAATGGTTCTGGCAATCTTGGCCAGAAACGGTTTGGCATCTGCATCTTCACCCAATACAGATGTAATACGTTCTTCAATGTTACCTGCTTTGAGTACTTTTAAAACCTTGGTCAGTACGTGTGGGTCATTGGTGGATTTAACCACATCGATGATCTGTTTTTTAAGAGCAGGATCTTCCACTAGGCGGAAGAACGGGTGTAGGCTTACAGTAGATAGTAATTCGCGTGATCTCATAATGGATATTTATGATCAGATAAAGATATACAGGATGAGTCCGGCGTGGGTCTGGGCCCCAGCGGCGCGAAGCGCGAAGCGTGGAAAAGATTTTTTTAAATTAAACTACTGACTTAATCAGCGTGAAGACCGGTGACTGGGTGGGACAGGCACAGTGACCAACCACACTTGTGGATCATGTCCGGCAGCCAGCAGACTGGCTGTACGGGTGTTGCCAGCCATGAGATCTAGCGAATGATCGGGCCAGATGCCTACGATGGGCATCTCCACACGACCCTGGGTGACTTGTGCCTGAGCGCGGGTGACTTTGTCAGGTGCTAGTACGTGGAGATCGGTCTCCACGTTGCCCACTGACTGTAGATCAGACCAGGCGACCGCATGACCCTGGGCAACCGTGCGCAGCCAGGCCAGACGACCCTGCTGACGGAATTCAGGGTATCTACGGGCTTCAGACCATTCCCTGGCGGCATCAGGTGGCGTGTAGGTTATTGGCTGTACTGGTGGGTGGCGTAATTCATGGGCTCGCATGTGGTGGTATCATCCTCGGGAATATTTACCGGGCGTGACGGAATTCGGGTAAAAAAATTTCAGCCAGGGCTGATTCTGTTTCAACTGAAAGTTTTCACGGTGGGTGATCACGGTGGGGAAGTCATGCGAACGCCCAGGGCCCCATTTTTCCGGGCAGTGCAAGTTTGGCGGGTCTGGGCCAGACACTGCGCGAAGCGCGAAGCGTGGAAAGATTTTTACACAATAAACTACTGACTTAATCAAGCCAATTCAGGATGGCCGAACACCGTCTCCTGTATGGTGGCACCATGGGGCAGTGTTCGACGATAGGTAGATGAATCCACCATGGTGAGGTCCGAACCCGGAAACAGTGACTGCAACAGTTGAACATCCTGTATGGGTGGCAGTCGTCGTAGCAACACTGATCGTAGTGCATGACTGGCCTCCACCCACCATCCAGGCTGTGCCAGCAGGTGTGACAGTTGCTGGATGACAGCCTGTCGACTCAGGGTGGTGCCATCGTGTCCAATGCCCTGAATCTTGTGTCCAGTCCAGGGTTCACCAGATCGCGGCCCACGATAGAACACGGTGGCATCCACAGTGGCATCACCGTCACAGTCCATGACCTGCCAGTCACTGGGCATGACATCCTGTATGCCCTGAACGAAACTGCCCTGAGGTGACTGGGCATAGGCTTGCTGCACCAGCTGAATCAGATCAGGTGCTAGTTCTTGCTTGTGGGCACTGCTGATGACCAGGGTCCATGTTCGTGGTGGCAGTGTGAATTCCCGGGCTCGCATGTGGATATTTACCGGGCGGGCTGAAATTTCGGTAAAAAAAATTTCAGCCGGGGCAGAATGTATTCTCACAGGGCCCCTTTTTCCGGGTAGCCTGAAATTTCGACGGAGAAATATTTTGTGTTTTTAAGAAGTCTAGAAAGCGTTATTCACTCTAACACCCCTGGTGGTTTTCCAGGGAAAGAGTTTTGAAAGTTTGAAAGAGTTTTGAAGAAAGCATGCAGCTTGCAAAAGTCCTGCAAGTGATGGCATTTCCAGACTGAGCCCAGGCCCTGCCCAGGGCACCCTACCCACACCACCCCTCATGCCCTGAGCACCTTGGCACTCTCGGTCCTCCAATACTGGCGAGCCTGAGCGTCAGTCTGAGCCAACTGGCTCCGGCACAGCTGATAAACCTGCGCCTGGGTCAGTCCCTGCACTATCCAGGCGCGCACCTGCGCCGCACGGCTACCTGAGACCACACGCGGTGCTGCCAGGGGTGGCGTCACACGGGTCACGGGCTGTACAGTCTGCCCCAGCAGGTGATATGCACACCGGCTGTCAATGCGGCCCAGGCCCATGCGTCCCGTATAGGATGCGCCCTGCTGGATCTTCTTATGCTTGATGCTGCTCAGGTGGATGGTGCGCCCGGTGCTGGTGGTGTACACATAGGTCTGCCCCTTGGCGTATGTGACAGCCTCTGAGTGGCAACGCTCTCCCGACCCACCCAGCTGTCGGCACATGCGCGCCCAGGCGCGGCCATGGCCACGATCCGTGCCCTGCACAAAGCAGATGATGTGAGCCAGCTCGTGTGGCACGGTGTCGCCAATCAGGTGGTCCCATGCAGCGTTCTGCATCATGTCGGTGTTGAAGCGCATGAAGTACCGGCCACCACGTGACCCGGCCCAGCCAGCACACCTGCCGCGCAGATCGAATCTCACCTGGATGTCAGGCAGGGTCTGGCCAGTCTGGGTCTGCCACTGGGCGATCAGGGTCTGGATCTTTGCTTGGACCAGAGGGATTCGTTCTTGCAGCATGCAGGGCTCCTG